GCCATTCGGAGCCTGGCCATCGGTGCCGGTGAATGGGTTGCCAGCACCACCGAGGATGTCGTCGGACGGCGTGGGCAGCTGATCGCCGCCGACACTGCTGAGGTCGATGGTCACCTTGCCCTGAGGCTGGCTGTGCAGCTTGAGAGTCAGCTTTCCGTCGCCGAGCGTGAAGTCTGCAGGCGCTGCCGCTGGGTCCAGCGGATAGCCCTTGTCGCGGCAATAGCCCACACCGAGCACCGTCGAGTCGCTGACCGCATAGACCAGGTTCGCTGCATCCACCAGGACCGCAGGCACGTTGCGGCACGCGCCGAGCAAGAGCGGCCAGGGCTGGTTCGCCGCATTCACGTCGGCGTCCGGCCGAATCAATCTGCGCTGCACCGGTACATCCAATAGGCCCAGCGGATCGCGGCACGTCAGGCGCACGGTCACGTCGTCGACGGCCGCCACGCTATCGATCACTGCGCGGTAGAGCGGCACGCGATCGGCATAGGTCTGTGCACCGTCGATGGCGCCGACGGAAACCGGCAGATCGCGGGCATCGGAGCTGAGGATCTCGGCGAATAGCTCGTCGGGATCAAAGACCGTCAGGGTCATGGCGCCGCTCTTGATGCCGCGTTGCCAGGGCCAGAAATCGAGGGCGCGCACGGCCCGCAGCTCGCCAGTGTCAGCCGACAGGAGCCCGTGATACCGCTCGTTCGGCAGATCGTCGGACTGTGCACTCAGCCAGTCTGCGCTGGCCACACGCACGCCGCGGATGGTGCGCGGCGGTTCGTACCAGCCTTCCAGCCCCTGGCCATACTCGAAAGCGCGCTGGCCTGCGTTGAGAAAGCAACGCAAGCCGTACTCAGTGGTCGTGGCCAGGCTCACGGCCAAGGCCCACGGACCAATGCTGGGCAGCGGCTGCGTTCGCAGCAAGATGCCGTTGCGATACCAGGCAACTGTGGGCTGCGTCAGCGTCAGATCCAGCAGTACGCCAATCACGTCGCCTTTCACTGCGGTGGCCACCGTGGCCACGCTGGCACCGGCATTGTGGACCTGGCCATCCGCGGGTCGGTAGCCATAGCCACCTGCATCGCCGCCGACGTATGTGGCCAGGCCCGCCGATGGTGAGACCACGCCGATGCTGGCCGCGAGGGCATCAGCGCCATAGATCAAGCACTCCGCATACCAGCGCCCCGCAGACTCGGGAAACAGCGCCACCGCCGTGCGATTGATGTTCGCGGGGGCGTTGACGGTCACTACCGTTCCAGAGAGTTCAAGCTCCAGCTGCGCACCGAGAGCGGACTGGTTCCAGATCGCATAGAGGCTCATCAGATCGTGGCCTCATAGTTGGCCCGCTTCGCCTGGGCGCCTGGGCCCATGAAGATCGCCAGCGAGTACAGGCGCATCGAGGCGTAGAGGGTGTCGACAGCGGCGCCCACCGTGAGCATGCCCTGCGGCGCGCCGCTCGATGGCGGGCTGGCGGCGTCCAGTGCGCTGGCCACCGTAGCGCCGTCGACGAAGATATACGCGTCGGACGGGTTCGCCTGGTCGTGCTTGTACGCGGCCGACAGGACGTGGACCGTCGTCGCAGGTAGGCGATCGAGCGCGCGCATATCGAAAACCGCGGGCAAGCCGCCGCGGACGATGAAGAACCGTGCAGCGTCGTTCACCGAGTTCGAGGCTCGATCGTCATAGAACAAGCTCATGCCGACCTTGTCGGAATCGATGTTGGACGTAGCCACCAGCGTATAGAGGGCGTTCGGGTCAGAGCTGCTGGCGAATGCAACCTGGGCGACGATCAAGAACTCGGAGCCATCGTGCAGCCCCTTCCAGTCTGCAGCGGTGCCGCTGTTGACGATCAGCCGCTGCAGGTTCGCCGCCGTGAATTCGAGGTAGTACCGACTGAGCGTGGCATCGAGGCGGAGGATGGGCGCGGTAGCGTCCGAGGCGGCGGCCAGCTGTCGGGAGCCACCACGGGCCGTAACCAGGCGCACCGGATTGCCCACCGTCGCCGGCACCGTGCCGGCTGCGTCACGCCAGCAGCCGTAGCTCGCATCCAGCCACAGGCCCGCGCCACCGCCCGCGAACCAGTCACCGATCGGGTTGGGCGTCGAGCCTCCCGCTGCCGCGCGCAGCTCAGCGTAAGAGCGGCCAGCACCGCCGTTATCCAGCCAGGTGGCCTCGGCATCCGTCAGCGGGGCGTTGAAAACGTAGGCTTCATCGAACTGCGTCGAGAAGTCGTTCGTGTACGCATAGCCCAGCTGAAACTGCGTGCTGTTGGCGTAGGGCGCCGTCGTATTGATCGCCGTGAACTTCTGCGACCCGACGAACAAAGCCATCGTGGCGCCGTCCCACTGGCCCAGGACGTTGACGAACGTGTTGCTCGGAGGCGAGATGCCGCTGCTGGCCGAGTGCTGGGAATGGCTGGTATCCGCAATGACGAACTGAATGCCGCCGCCACTGCCGCGGAAGATGGCCACGTTCTCATAGTCGTTGCTCGTGCCGCGGCGCTGGCACATGAACGTCACCGGAGAGACGCTGGGGAACCTCACCCGGCCGCCGAACGCCCACGACGATCCATTGAGCACCGGCACGGGCGCAGCGTTGAGCAAGCCCGTGGGAACCGCCGTCTTGCCGTGGCCACCGCTGATCGCCTGGTAGCCCGTTGTGCCGCTGAGGTTCCTGTTGCCATGTGCATCGACCAGGGTGTCGTCGAACGTCCACCAGTGCACCAGCTTTGCGTAGATGCCGGCGGCGACGGGAGGCGGGTTGATCTTCAGCAGCTGTGCGCGAGATGCTGTCTGACCGTCCGTGGAATCCACTGCCACGGTGAAGCCCACGATCCCATCCGGCCCAGCGGGCGTGCCCTGCAGACGCAGTTTGGCCCCGACCAAGCTCAGCGTAAGGCCGGCTGGCAGAGCTCCCTCAACGATGCGAGCGTTGGCATACGGCGGCACCGCGCCCGAGATCGTCACGTCCGAGCTGTAGACCGCTCCCACCGACGCCTCGGCGTAGACGCCCGAGATGGTGAGTGGCTCCGGTACGACGGCGAGTTGGAAGGTGCGCACCGCGATGGCACCGGTCAGGTCGACGACCTGGACAGTGATTTCCGCGATACCCGGCGCATTGGCGACGCCGGAGACAACGCCGGTGCCGCTATCGAGGAACATTCCCTGCGGCAGCGCGCCTCCGATTACGGTGAAGGTATACGGGGCAACACCACCGCGAGCCTCCAGGCGAGCCGAGTAAGTGGCGAACAGCGCCACGCTGGGCAACAAGCCAGTCAGCACCAGGCCGCTGCCAATATCGACGAGGACAAGGCGGCTCATCACGCGCTCCGGCTGCTGTTGGCGGTGTCACGCAGCAGGTTCTGCGTCGTGTTCTTAGCGGTCTTGTCCGAACTCGTGACGAGCTTGGCGATGCCTTGGTTTATCGCCGCCAGGTTGTCGTCGATGCTCCTGAGCCTCGCCAGCTCCGCGGGATCAGCCACGGTAGCGACCGTCGTCTGCGCCGGGCCTGGGGTCACCAGCGGCCCGCCCGTGATCGTTTGGATCAGATCCCGGCCGAGCGATCGAATAGCGTCGACGATCGCGTTGCCGGCCGTGAGCGTCGTGCCAGCGATGTCCTGCTGCTTGAGTGAATCCAGGTAGCCACTGATGTTGGTCAGCCCGAGATCCTTCGCCAGATCCTGGAGTTTGAAGCCCAGGCCGTTGGCGGCCTCGGTGTAGCTGATGCCGTGCGCCGTCGAGATGTCGGCCACGTACTGCGCGAGGGTCTTGGCGTCGGAGAAGCGCGCCATCGCATCAGCCTGGCCCTGCAGCTGGTCGCGCTTGCCGACCAGGTCGTTGTAGTTGCCGAGCTGCGTCGTCAGGTCGCCGACGGTGGCCGGCTGGCCGCTGATCTCCATCACCTTGGCATAGAGCGCGTTGTAGTCGGCGCCGCTCGCATAGAGCTGACGGCCGAGCTGCAGCACGTCGCTTGCGTTCGTGACGCCACTGCGTAGTCCTTTCAGCGCGACATCGAGCTTTTCCTTGGCGCTGAGCGGAGACAAGTCACTCAGCGCCGTTTGCGTGGCGCTCTGCAGCTTGCTCTGCACCTTGTCGATCTGCGCCTGGACTGCAGCGAGTGTGGTGCCCGTGGTGCTATACAGCTTCGTGGCGAGATCCTGCGCAGCGGTGCTGAGCTTGGCGAGCGCGTCCGCCGCTTGCTCAGCGGCGTAGCGGTGAATGTTGGTCAGGTCCTCCTCGCGCGCGCCCTGCAGGCCGGCTGCCTGGGCGAGCTGATTGGCCTGATCGATATTGGCCTGCATCTGCTGGGCGATGCCCTGCAGGACGCTACCCAAGCCGGTGCCGGTTTGCTTGAACTGGCCCACGAACTGCACGTAGGCCTGGGAAGCCTGCTGCAGGCGCGAGTACGTCTCAGCCAGGCTCTCGCCTTCGTTCTGCAGCTCGCGGGTGAACTCGATCACCTCCGCCAGGTTCGCCGAGCTGCCCAGCGCGAGCAGGCTGTTGCCCTTCACGATGTCCGTTTGCGCCGCGAGCATGGTCTGCGCAGCGTCGGCCAAGGTGTCCGCGCTGGTACGGAACTGCTGGGCAATCTGCTGCACAACATTGCCGGCGCTGGCGGCGACCGTGGCGACAAGCGCTTCGGCGCCGATGCGCTTGGCCGCCGCGTCCGCGGTTGCCTCCTGCCAGGTCGCGCCCAGGTAGTCGACCAGATAGGTGCTGGTCTTCTTCTTCACGTCGTAATGGGTCTGCAGGCTGGCGTTGATGACGGCCGGCACGTCGACGCCCAGCTGTCGTGCGCCCTGGACCATGCTCTTGCGGACACTGTCGTACAGCGAATCCGCCGCCTGCTGCAGCTCGGCGCTCGCGGCGACCTGCTTGGTCCGGTACTTCGCACCGGAGAACAGCGCACCTTGCCTCTTCTCATTGACGAACTGCGTCGCGTCGCCGCCGTTCGGGCCGATGTTGAGGTAGCTGTCCGACGACTGTGCTTGGTACTTGGTACCAAAGAGCTTGCCGCCAGAAACGGCGTCGATCGCACCGAGCGCGGCAAGCGTCCAACCGGCGACGGGAATCCAGCTCATTCCTGCCGCGGCGCCGAACGCACCGCCCGCTGCGGACCCCAGCGAGGCGCCGCCGAGGAGGCCCGACGCGGTGCCCGCCAGGCCAGCGCCCAGTGCGCCATAGCTCAGGCCGCTGGCGACTGTCGACAAGCCGCCGCTTCCGCGTTGCAGGCCGTAGTAGAGGCCGAGCAGGCCGCCACCAGCGCTCGCCCAGGGCGCAGCGTAGCCGCCGATACCGAACGTGCCGCCCAGGGGGCTGTAGGCGGGCGTGCCGCCAGCGAAATTGCCGATGTTCCCGTAGATGCTGGGGGACGCACCGTAGCTGGCCACATTCGCCTGCGCCGCGCTGGCCGCCGTGCCGTAGCCACTGGCCAGCGATCCGGTGACACCGCTGCCGCTGCCCCCGAACAACGAAGCCAGGCTCCCGTTGGTGAGGAAGTTGTACGCGCGATACGCCTGAAGGCCGTTCTGCAGATAGCCGGCGTAGCTGTTGCCACCAGCGGCCGCGCCACCATCACCACCAAGCGATCCGGCGGCGCCAATGATGTTGCCGCCGCTGCCGTAGTAGCTGGGCAGGAAGCTGAGCAATCCACTCCCACCGCCAGAATTGATGCCGATGCTTCCCAGCAGCTGTTGAAGGAGTGGGCCGAACACCTGCAGCCGAAGCGTCTGCGCGATCAGGTCGCTGATGGTCTGCTGGAAAATGGATTTCAGATTGCCGGTGAAATCCTTCCAGTCGTGGGTTCGCCGCGACAGCATGTCGCCCCAGGCACGGCTGAAGGAGCCGAGACCATTCTCCAGGTAGCCATTGGTCTCCTGGATGATCTGGCGCTGCTGCTCAGCTGCGTGCTGCAGGTCGTAGGTCGTGGCAGCCACCGCCTCAACACGTCGCCGCTCGATGGCGATCTGATCCTCAGACAAGCCGAGGTTCTTCTCACGCAGCTTCTGCTCGGCCTCCATCCCGGCGCGAGCGATGGCCTGACCGCGTTCGCTGAGCAGAGAGATCTGGGCCTCTTCCTGCATCTGCTTGATCATCTGGCCCGCAACATCGATCTCTCGCTGAGCGGCGACGATCGCGCGGTTGCGTGCCGCAGTGGCGACGTCGACCGCCTGAGCCACTTGCTGCTGCACGATGCTCTCGTCAACGCCGTTCTTGATCAGCTTGCCGCCTTCTTCGGCGATATCGCGGATCGACTTGGCGCTGTCGGCCCAGGCTCGGCTGACAGGGTCGGCGTTCTTTCCGCTCAACGTATCGGTGATATCGGCCAGCTTCGCGTAGGCCGCAGCGATATCGTTGGTCCGCTTGAGCTCGTCGGCAGTTTCCTTCTTGGCGTCTTTCTTCGCTTGCGTGTTGGCCTTCTGCGCCGCGGTGAGCGCATCGAGCTTCTTAGCGTTCTCCACCAGAGGGGTGTACATCGCCTGCAGGGTCGCGATGCGGGCCTTCGTCTCGTTCGTGTCGCCCTTGGCAGCTTCCGCTGCGATGGCAGTATCCCGGGCGTACTCCACCTGGGCGGCCTTGCCCTTGCCGAACGTGGCCACTTGCTCGGCGAGTGTGGCGTTCTGCTTCTTCAGGCTCTCGCGCAGCTGGTCGAAGCTGGCCGCTCCCTGCTGCGCGCCGGCGTTGAGGAAATCCAGGTTGTCCTGGAACGCCTTGGCGATCACGCTTCGTGTGACCTGGTCTTCCAGGCTCTTGTATGCAGCCTGCAGCCTGATCAGGCCATCAGCAGCACGCGCGGCCTGCATGTCTGCTGCGTCCATCGCCGAGGCAGATCCTGCCGCTCGCTGCCAGGAGAGGTTGGCATCCAGCGTCGCCTTGGCGTTGGCCAGGATGGTCTTCTGCTCTTCGAGCTGGGCTCGGGCGGACTTGATGGCAGCTTCCGTCACCATGTCGTGGGCGTTGGCCAGGCGCTCGGTGGTGTCGGCAAGATCACCTGCCGCCTTCTCAGCTTCCGTCTGCCGCGAGGTGAGATACAGCAAACCACCAGCGGCAAGCAGGAACACCCCAGGCAACCCGCCAAGCAGGCCGAGCAGCGTCTCGCCGACCTTGCTCAAGCTCTGCATGGCGAAACTGGTCTGCTTCAGCGAGCTGGCCAGGCGCGCCTCGGCCACCTCCGTTGCAGCTGCGGCGGCGGTCGACGCATTCTTTGCCGTGGTCAGCTCGGCTTGGACGAGGATTTCCTGCCTGGCCAATGCCACATTGGCCTCTTGGGCAGCTTCACGAAGGCGCATCGCTTCGAGCGCGCGGATCTCGGCTGCCGTGAACGAGTTCAGCGTCGCCTCTGCCTGAGCCAGCGATCGCGTGTCAGCGGCGAGCGCAGCTGCCATCGTGGTCGAGGCCTCCACCCAGCTCGCGCTGCGCGCGGCGTTGGCTTCGACGATAGCCATTGCCGCGGTGACCTGGCTGCGCATGGCTGCGGTAACTTCAGTCGCGGCTGCGATCTCTCCGGCCGCCGCCGCGTTGACGATCTCGTTCTCTTGAAGCCGCACGCGGATTGAGGCCAAGCGAGCCTCTGCGTTCTCGACTTCAGCAGCAGTCTGCAGCTGCGTGGCACGGGCCAGCTCCAGTTCCGACGAGGCGGCCGCTTGCTCGGTCAGGATCGACTCCCGCTGCGCCTGCGCCTTCGCGGTAAGCCCCGCCGTGAGCGCGCCGAGCTTCGACAGGTAGTCGCCCAGCACGTTGGCCGTGGCCAGCGCGGTCACGGCCTGAAAACCAGTGACCAGGTAGTCCAATCCGCCAGATTTCGTCAGGTCGGTCAGCGCCTCCGTGAGCGCGCGTGCCTTACCGGCCAACGCCCCCATGAAGCCGGCATCACCGATCGCAGCTTCCAGTTCCAGCACGGAGTTCTTGAGGCGCTGGATCTCCGCTGCAGGTGCTTTCGCTGCCTCGCTGGCTGCCTTGCCATAGATCTCGTCCAGTTTCTTGGCGAGCTTCGGCAGTGCATCTGCAGCCAGCACCTGGCCGCTGTCCATCATCTTGTCCAGCTCGGCCGTGGATACGCCCAGCGATTCGGCCAGCACGTGGACGGCACCAGGCAGCACGTTGCCAAGCTGCAGTTTGAGCTCCTGCGCCTGGACGGTGCCTTTGCTCATCATCTGATCGAGCGCCAGAAGCGCCTGCCCAGTCTCGGCACCGCTCAAATGCAACGCACGCGCGGCCTCGGCGACGCTGGTGAAGATCTCGCGGGTCTTGACGCCCTGCAGCTCCGTTCCCTTAGTCGCCGCGGTGAGACGCGTGAAGACGCTGGCGGAGTTGTCGAGCTCGATGCCGAGGCGATTAGCTTCGGAGCGGATGAACGTCAGGCTTTCCGCGGCACCGGCGGCTGAGCCGGTCGCCGCCTGCAGACCAAACGTCCAGCCCGCGAGTTTGCTGCTGGACTCCACGACATCGTTGGAGAAGTCGCGCAGTTCGCGCAGGGCCAGGAGCGCACCGCCCCAGCGGGCGATCGTCCCGACACTGCGGCCGAGCGCGGCATCCACGCGCAGGGCCGCAGCCTCGGTATCTCCCAGTGATCGCGAGGCCTGTGACGACGCACTGGTGAGCGCGGCGCCCATGTTGCGGCCAGCGGCAGCGGTCTGATCCATCGCCTGGACCGCGATGCGTCCGTCACCCGTAATCCGTATGCCGACAACGTAATCGGTCACCTTGCCACCTCTGCAGTTCTAGCTCTTGCGGTTGATCAGCTCGGCGGCGGTACGAGCCATGAGCTGCACGCCTTCGCTGATGCGCGGCCACCGCTTTTGGGGAATGCCCTGCAGCTGTAGAGCGGCTTGGATCTCCAGGGCGGTGACGCCGGTGCAGATGGCGCCGTTTATGCCGGCGATGTACATAAGGTGGCAGCGCTCGTAGGTCCGAAGCGTGCTGAGGTTGCGCCGAAGAACTTCGATTACTTCGTCACCACTTTCCATTCGCTGCTGTGCCTTCTCGACCAGGGCGGCCGGCGCGCCGGCCACCCTGAGCTGATCGGCAAGCGGGTTGGCTGAGTCCTCAACCGACCCGCGCTGCAGCGTCAGCGCTGTGGCGACGTCTTGGAGTTTTTTGCGGGCGCGCCCCCGATGGACACGAAGAAGCCCCGCACGACGGCCTGGCTGAGCGCGATGTTTTCCTTCACGAGGAGTTTGGCGGCCTCCGGGCTCAGCGCATTGCCATCTTCGTCAGAGATGCCAATGGCACCGGCGAGGACGCGATCGATCACTTCTGCGTCGCGCAGGTTCTCGGCGAGCAGCTCGTCCAGCTGCGTGCGCGTGAGGTAGTTGAACTCCGCGGAGAAATCGCCCTGCTCGCCATCGGCGAGGGTGACCTCGATACGGGCCTTGTAGGTGTTGACGGGTTTGACTTTGAGAGACATGCGTGTGGTCCTTGCGTGTGGTGAAACGAGGTTGCGGGGGAGCGAAGCCGCGGGTTACGCGGCTTCGAGGCGAAGCTGCCACTCGTCGTCGCCGACATTGGTCGGCACGAACGAGAGATTGGCTTCGAGGGTGGCGCGGCCCTGGTCGTCGCCATACTTCGGCTGCAGCAGCTGAACGCGCGGGGAGACCAGCGCGACGCGCTTGTTGTCGTCCATGCCGTGGACGAACGAAAGTGCACCCAGCGTGTTCGCCTTGGCGATGGCGAAGTAGTTCCGGTCGCTGAGCTTCGGCGCGATGATCGAGACCGAACCCTTGCTGTCGCGATCCGTGATCTCGACCTTCCGCTCGCCGGGATTGTCGAAGTACGTGACCTGGTTGCCGTGGTCGAAGCTGAAGCTCTTGAACACGCTGGCGAGGCCGTGCAGCTGCACGGTCGGGGTGTAGTCGAAGGTCACCGGGTCCGGGATCTGGAAGGCATCCCAGCCGGCGAGCGCGGTCGGCGCAGCCTGGCTCAACGGTTCCACCCAGAGGCCGGTGAAGGTGAACTTGAGCTTGGGAATGGTCTGGCTGTCGCCGGTCAGCGTGAACGTGCCGCGGGCTCCCAGCAGCTTGTGCAGCTGCCCGTCGAGGAAGAAGTACAGCGTCAGCGATTCCGTGCTGTCCGTCTGCGGCGTGTAGACGACGGACGTCGCCGCGACGATCGTTTCCTTGCAAGCGCACGCCTTGAGCAACTTGCCCCAGGCGGGAGCCGTTCCCAGCGTGCCGCTGCCGACGAGTTCGACTTCGAAGGTCAGCATGGCATGCACGCCGACATGCAGCTGCTGGTCGGCGCCGAAAGTCGGGCGATCGATGTTTCGCGCCACCGTGCTGCTTTCCAGCGGGCTGAGCTGGGCATTGCTGGTTAGGATCGCGTTGGCGCCGGTGGGCGTCGGGTCGGTTCCATAAACCAGTTCGGCGATCGCCAGAACGAGAAGGGCTTTGCTCTTGAGGGACATGGTCAGGGCTCCTGGTGGCCGGCGTCCGGCGCGGTTTCATCGGCCGGCACGGCCGGCGGCGGTTCGGGGATGGCGGGATCGTTCGGCAGGTCCGGCTGCAGTCGCGTGCCGTGGTCCACACGCAACAGCTTTCCCTTGCGATCGCGGTACTCGGTGGTCATGGGTAGTTCCTCAGGTAGCGAACGGTGTTGAGCGATAGACGCGCTCCGTGGCAGAGCACCCCGGCGAACATCACCGGGCCGGCATCATCGATCTGGATGCCGGAGGCGCTGCCGTCCGGAAGCGAGCACTGCGCGACGGTCCCGTTGAGGGTGTCGTTGCGGCGAAAGCCAGTGCGCACCGCCTCGACGAGGCTGTCGAACGTCAGCTCGCTCTTGGCTTCGTCGTCGATGGCCATGAGTCCCTGGATGCGCCAGCGGGTGTACTCCACGCTGCTGGGCTGGATCTTCCCCTGCTCGGTCAGCTTCTCCCTGCGGATGAACCAACCACGCAGCTGGCCGTCGGCGACGTAGAGAGCCTTAAGCTGATCCATCGCCTTCGCGTAGCGCTCGTAGTCCTGGACCATGCCGATGCTCGGGATCGCCCGAAGGGTGGCGGCGATCGCCTCGCGGATATCGGCCGCGGTCACCTCGCTCGGGTTCATCGGGCACCTCCAGCCAGGCGCAGCGTTATGCGCTGCGCGGCCTGATCGAACTTCGTGTAGATCGCCTTCAGCGTCTTGCGGTAGGTCTTCTCCCAGCCGCGGTTGGCCTTGGTGCCTTCGTGGTACTGCTTCCAGCGAATGCCGTACGCGGCGCTCTTGGCCTCCTCGCCGCCCAGGTGCAGCACGGAGCGCACCCAGTCCTCAATCGGCTGCAGCGGCGGCATGTGCGGGCGAGTGCCGGTTTCGACGTACTCGGCGTAAGGTTCCTTCGTGGCCGTCAGGCCGATAACGTTGGTGGCCAGCGCGCGCTCTTCGGTGAACAGCGTGCCGACCAGGCCGGCGCCGTGCAGGCCACCCGCGCCCTTCGGCAGAACCTGCATCAGCTCACCCTGGACGAGCAGATCCGCCTCGGTTACAGAGCGGGTCATTTCCTCGCGCGTGATGTCAGGCGCCTGCTGCCACAGCGAGGCCAGCTGCGAGATCTGCGAGGTGTCGGTGACGATGTTCATCGCGGCCAGGTGCCCGGCGGGTGGAACAGGCGCCGGAGCCCGAGCGAGTCGTCCCGGCGCACATCCACGGTCACGCTTGCAGCCTGCTGGCGATCGCTGGGGGCTTGGCCGATGACTGAGTTGTAGGCCATCTGCAGGTCCTTCGCGCGAGCGCGAAAGAGCGCGGACTTGTTCGCACGGTCCACGGTGTCGGCCTGAATCGTCGGCTCGCTCTCGCTGGCGTAGTAGGCAGCGAGCTGCCCGCACAGAATCATCCCGGCGTAGCTGGCGACCGCCTGACGATGTGAGACACGGATGGTGTCGACGTTGCTGTCGACGTTGTGAGGTGCGCTGTACGTCATGCGCACCACTTCAGCGTCACGGAGATCGACAGGCAGAATCAGATCAGTGCCGTCCGGTGCCCTGTACAGGCGAACGTCGGACAGCGGAATCTCTGCGGTGGGCAGCTGGCCCACGGGGTACTCGATGGACTGCAGGGTTGAGAAGTCGGTGACCCAGCCGGCCGGCAACGCGAGGCGCGCGCCGCCGGTCGATATCAGGTCGACCACAACATCCCGCGGACGATCGGCGGAGTACTGCAGAACGGCCGCACCGATGGCGATGTCGCGTGAAGCGGGGGCGATCACCTGGTCGCGGTCGCGCACCAGGTCATCCACCAGCAGCTGGTAGTCGGCAAGGCTCATGTCGGCTCGGTATGGGGAGAAGGTGGGCCATCCTTGGCCCGGTCGCGCACTCGGGAGATCAGGCGACGATGGCGCCGTACCAGCCGCGGAAGTCGCGGACGACACCGCCGTAGATGTGCCGGATCTTGTACTTGATCTGGTCGTTGCTGAAGAGCGAGCCCTGGGTGGGCAGATCCTGCACGAACAGCTCGGGATCTTCGCGGCCGCCGTAGAAGCCGACTTCGATCAGCGGGCACTGCGAGTTGTCGCAGGCACCGAACCAGTTGTTGGTATCGGTCCAGTGATCGACCACATGGACGGTCGGCTTGCTGGTCTGGGTGAAACTTGCGTCCAGGTTGGTATCGCGGCGGAACATGTCGTACGCACCTTCCTCCAGCTCCGCCGGGATCACCAGGTGGCGCAGAGACAGGCCCAGGCGCTTGCCGCTGTCCTTCTCGGTTTGCTGCCGGATCGCCAGGCGCCCGGCGTTGTAGCTGGCGTCGGTGAGAGCGGTGGTGCCCAGGTTGTTGTGCGTGGCATGGAACAGCGCCACGCCGTCGTAGATGACCGGATTGGTGTCCAGGAAGCCGTAGACGAACTCGTAGAGCGTGCGCCCCGCGGCGGTCGACAACGCCAGCGGAATACGGCGGATCAGCCCGACGTCGTCGTTGGCGATGGCCTCCAGCGAGAGCGTTTCGATGCCGCCGCGTTTCGTGGCCTTGTACTTGGCCACTTCATCCGTCGGGGACTGCAGCGCCGCGTACGGGCCGTTCTCGGCCACGGCCGGCAGATTCCCGTAGCCACCCATGCGAGTGCGCTGCTGCTCGCGGAAGTCCGTCAGCGGAACGACGTCGCACATCCAGCGCCAGTCCTGGTAGGCAGTTCCAGCGCCGTACTCACGGATCATGGCGCGGGTGATCGAATCGCCCAGGATGTTGCCGAAGGTCGCGGAACTCACGGCTTCGCGGAAGTTGCGCTCACCCGCGGCCTCGCGCAGGCGGCCCTCGTCACAGTTCTGGATCAGGCCGGTGACGTGGCGATCGCCGGTGATCTCGACATAGGCTTCTCGGAAGCTCAGGCGGCTGCCCCTGGAGCGATCGAAGAACTCGTCCAGCATCTTCTGGACCTTTTCCGCGCGGCCTTCGCCCATTTCGATGGTGAGGTCGCCCAGGCCACGCACCTGGGCACCTTCGACCAGGCGGCCGAGCAGCTGGCGTTCGGCCTCGATCGCGTTCGTCACATCCTCGGCGGTAAAGCTCGCCGCTTCCGTGAAACGCTGCGTCAAGCGCTCCTGCAAAGGCGCCGGCAGGCGGCTGGCGGCGATCGACACACGGGCCTCGGCGCGCGCCTCGACCATGCGGAACGCGTCCTGCAGCTGCTCGGGCGTAACGCCGTTGCTGGCCGCCGCCACGGCTTCGCGGTACGCGGTCAGGATCGCCTCATCGGTCGCATTGACCAGGTTGTCCGCCCGCGACGCGTCGCGGCGGCGAATTTCATCAAGCATCTGCTGGCGCAGCATCGTGTCTTCCTCTTGGTTGGCCGCCGCTTCGGCGAATCGAATGAACTGCCCACCGGCGCCGGGCTCGATGATCAGATCCACGCTATCCACCTTGGTGATGCGGGTGGCTTCGCGGAGCTGGCCGGATTTCTTGGACGTGCCGGATGCATCGATCGACAGCCCGAACAGATCCGTCATGTCTCGCTGCACGGCTTCGCGCAGCTTGCTGGCGACATCACTGGAATCGAGGACATCCAGCGTCGCCTGGATCTCGCCGCCACCGGACTCGACGAACTTCGCGCCGCTGAGCTTGCCCACCAGCTGGCGGAAGTCTTTCCCCTTGCCCTTGAGGTGGTCTTCGTCGCTCTTGACGAAGACACGCACGCCGTTGAAAAGCGGCGTAGCCTCCCGCAGCACCGTCGCGGGATAGGTCACCTGGTTCAGGGAGGTGCCGGCGCGAATGATGCGCACGAGGTAGCGGGATTGGGGCTGGCCGTCATCGCCCTTCAGGGCCTCCAGGAAGACGGCATGCGAAACCATGCCTTGGTTCTGGAGATGGGCGATGTCGTCGCCCGTACCGGAGTTGTTGGTCTTCTGTCCGGTGCCCGCCGCCGCGGCGCTGGGGTCATTGTGTGCGGAAGCCTCACGCATGGGCGCGGCGTTGGCCGCAACGTGCGTGGAGACGACTTCGTAGGGCGAGCCGAGCTGCACCTGGTTGTTGTCGTCGATCGTGAACGGGTACGCGTACTGGCGGCCGCCTTCACCCCGCACTACCGCGCGGTCGGGGTACATGGCCACGATGTCGTAGATATTCGAGTTGACCTTACGAATCGCCGCATAGACGAGGTTGTAGACGGCACTGTTCTCCGTGGCAGCGGCTTCGCGCATCGCCACCGGCACGGGAGTCATGTTCACCTCCACGGCCGCACCGAGCGTCACCACGTTGCTGTCGTCGATCGCGTAGGTGAACTCGAACTGCTTACCGTCGCGCTGAACGACGACCTTGTCCGGGTAGACGGCAAGCATGCACACCCAGTCGTTCTGGCCGAGGCCGTAGTTGCCGCGGAGCGCACTCTGCAGGAGGTCGCGGACCTGGCCGAACTCGGTAGCGGCCGCCTCGCGCAGCGCATCACCGGTGATGCCTTCTCTCGGAACCTTGGGGCGGCTCACGCATCACCCCGGAGGATCTCGCGCTTGAAGGCGTCGGTGTCGGTGTGGATCACCGCAACCAGGCGGTCCGGGTAGATCCGCATCGAGATGATGTGGTCGAAGGGAACGCCGATAGCCTCGGCGATCTCGTCGCGCCACTCTTCGGGAATCTGGTCGAGCACGACCTGACCATCGACCGGCCAGAACTCGCTGAGGCGCGCGCCGTCATCGGCGCGTGCAGACGGCAGGTCACCTGCGGCGATGTCAGCATTGTCGGCGAAGGCCGTAGCGCTCGCTACGTTGGTCAGCTCGCCGCCCAGGTTGGTGCCGCCGGTACCAGCAGACGGAGGATTGCCCGCAGTCGCGTCAGTGTCGTTGGAGGAGATGTCGGCGGCGACCTGGTCCTTGACCTGGTCGGCCGGCTTGAGAGCGATCTTGGCGCCAGTCGCACTGGCGCCCTTGTTCCGCTTGGACATAGCGTCACCGTGTTTGAGGTTGTGCCTCGGACGGTGACATCGTGGCGAGTAGGTGCTCGCGATTCTTTTAGCGCAGGCTATTAACGAAAAAGCCCACCGGACAGGGATCGCGGCGGGCTTGGAGTCAGCCTATCACGGTAGCTGGCGAATCATCCCGCCAGCTCGCGACTCGATGCGGGCTGCGCCGTCGTCATCGATACGAACGGAGCCCAACCCGAAACTTGACCCATCTACCACGGGCGCGGAGAGACAGCCGCAGTTGATCGTGTTGCCGGCGCTTCCACTCGGGTCGCGAGGAAACATCAGCCGCTCACCTGCAACCAGGAATGGCTCGTCGAACCTCACGATTTGATTGTGCGCGCGGACATGGTCCATGCGCGGATGGCGCTTGCCGCTCTTGAGCCAGCGCTTGCGCAGGCCGGGAACGATGTGCCCTGCCTCCTGCAGGCGCTCGTGCTGCGCGATGGAATGCACGCGGCCGATCTCCGTGTACACAACTCTCATGGCGTCGGCGCGGGGGGCACCGCCCAGGATGCGCTGCACTGCGGTGATCGTGTCACCTAGCGATTCGACGCCAGCCACGTTCTGCATCAGCGCGCTGTTGAGCCGATTGAGCCCGCGCACCGAGATGGCTTCGATTCGCGTGGTCAGGAACTGCTGGCTGGCCATCAGCGCCCGCGCGTCGATCCGCTGCCCCGAGAGCGAGACACCTGCGGCACCGAACGGCGCGACGATGGTCTGC